GATGGCTCCTTTCTTATTGGAAAGATTATTCTCGGTATATGTTCATAATGAAAAAATAAGAGTCACGCATTTATGATCAGCTTAATACATCCTTCACGTTCTCGCCCAGAAAAAGCATACAAAACAGCATATGATTGGATAGATAGAAGTGGGCTTGATTATAGCGAATGGGAGTACATTCTATCGCTTGATACCGATGACCCAACAGTTTTAAAATATGATAAACTTATAGGCGCTGAATATGCCCGAAGCATTATAAACAACAACAATTCAGTAGTAGAAGCAACAAATAACGCGGCAAAGGAATCTAAAGGTGATATTCTTGTTTACTTATCCGATGGACTTCATTGAATAACTCTGTAAACATGTTTGCACGGTCAGGTGTCGTGGCCATCAAAATACTTAATATGATCATTTGTAGAAGTAAGCGGTTCCGTCTAAGAATTGATAATTGGGTGTGTAGTCTATTAGTTCAAAGTATTCTTTGCATGCATCTTGACAGCCTTGTAAGGTCCAATCATCCACAATTACACAACCTCCTTTTATTACCTTTGGAAATAAGTGTTGTAAACATACCCATGTAGAGTTGTAAAGATCCCCGTCGAGTCGAAGGATAGATATTTGTTCATTTGAAGCACCCTCGTTTTTTGTTATATTTGATAATCCATTGGCAAATGTTGGTATAGTATTTTCAAACCACCCAGGCATAGGTCTAACTAATTTGTAATCAACACCTGACTGATTGAGATTCAACATAAAATCATCTAACGACACCACAGTAGCACCAGACGTTTCTAAAACCTGATTCCCTGGATTGGGCAATTTGTTTTGTTCAACATGCGTTAACATTTTAATTCCGGGCATCTGATCGTCTCTATTACTGGGAAGAGGAATGCCCTCAAAAGAATCAAAAGCAAATATTGTTTTCTTTGGTGCAGCATAAGCCATAGCTATAATCTGCGCCCCTGCGGCAACGCACTGTTAAATATGATCCGATAGAGGTTAAGACGTTCCGGTGGAAGACATTCCTAAACAGGCTGAAGATAAAACAGTTTGACTTTGTGTCGATCGATGCAGAAGGTTCAGACATTGAAATCCTTTCACAGATGGATCTAACCAACGTTAAGTTAATATGTCTGGAATGGAACAGTAAGCCGGAAGTAAAGACTTCTTTTGAGAAGTACTTGTATGGGTTTAATTTGATTTATACATCAGGTGAAAATGTAATCTACGGAAGATGATAGTAGTAAACTTCGCCACCGGACACTACCTTAAAGGTCAAAGAAGATTAGAGCAGTCTATCAAAGGATATCCTGTTTTAATGCTTACGGACTACGCAGCTATCGGGAGCCCTACGCATCAGGAAAGCCCGTATCAGTTTAAAATTCACGCTATTGAAAAGGCATTCGAATTGGATGATATTGTGCTGTGGATGGATGCTTCAATGTGGTGTGTTGGTGATTTATCAGGGATTGAAAATAAAATAAAAACAGAAGGATACTTTTGCGAAGAAGCTGGACATTGGGTAGGATCTTGGACAAACGCATTTGCCATGGATTATTTTAAATTAACAGCAGAAGAGGCAAAAGTTCCGGGCGGTATGTTTATGTTTTCGGCTGGCCTTTTAGGGTTAAATAAAAAATCACAGCTTGCTATGGATTTTTTCAATCAATGGAAAGCCTCTGCGCTTGCAGGATGTTTTCGTGGAGATTGGAGCAATCACCGCCATGATATGACCTGCGGATCAATTATAGCCCAAAGGCTAGGGATGAAGTATCAGCGCGGTGGTAGCCATCTAAGCTACATTGGGCCCGGTTATTCAGCCCCAGAACCAGGATCAGTAATTTATCTTCAAGGCATATGAAAAAGCTACTAAACATTTTCCTTGGTTGGTGGTTTTGGATTTTTAACCGCAATAACCATCTGGCAAATAAACGTCTTCCGATATGTGTGGAGTGTCAATTTCGGAAAGGTTTTACATGCGGGGAGTGTGGTTGCTGGCTTCAGGCAAAGGCCAGGATTGAGGAAGAAGAATGCCCTAAGGGTAAGTGGTAAAAAATAAACCGAACGTTTCCAGGCGTCCGGTTCAATGCTTTTTAAGGCCTTGCCCTATCGGAAATAAGCAAGCGATGGCAATTTAAAAAATTTAAACCTGATTTAAAAATGCGTCTGGTAGCGATTTACAATGTTTGGCACGACTGGGATATCCTGGAATACAGTTTAAAAAACATTGAGCCTTTAGTTGATGGTGTGATTATCGTAGCCTCCACAATGAGCAATCACAACGAATTTAGCCATATTCCAGATAAATTTAAGGATCGGGTAGTCATCCGTGAGCCACAGTTTCACCACCCGATACACAGCGAGACTGACAAAAGGAACTACGGTTTAAAAATAGCTAAAGAGCAAGGATACACGCATTTTTTAACCTGTGATTCAGATGAATTTTACGAACCAGAGCCTTTTTTAAAACAGAAAGCCCGCTTTTTAAATGAGCTAAATCTTGCCGGGCTGGTTTGTGACTGCCAGACATACTTTAAAAGCCCTACGTTAACAATTGGCCTGGATGTTACCCTTGTACCTTTTATCCACGTTTTAACCCCTTCAATACAGCATGAGTTTAATAAAAAATACCCATTCGCGTGGATCAATAACCAAATCAGAATAGACCCTACCCGCAGCTTAAATATTAACTCCGGGGTTGAAAGGATTGATTTAAAGCTCCACCATATGTCCTGGATAAGGTCAGACTACGAAATCAAAATACGCAACAGCACTGCCCGGGCGAACCTGGAAAGGTCAACCATTAGGCAGGATTTAATACTTGCAAAGGAGGGGGGATTTTGCAATTATTACGGAAAGACTTTGGTCCGTGTGCCAAATCTTTTCAACATCCCAGAAAATGGCGAACTTCTTCGGAAAGATTTATAACCTCTTTCGGCAACCAACCCGGAACACAAACCTTACTTTTAATGCTTATTTACCCTATTTCGGTGGCCTTGATAACTTCCCTTTAGAGTGGCATAAAGCCATATCAGAAAGCCCATCAGCTACGGCGTGTGTATCGACTATTCAGGACTTTTTAGAGGGCTTCGGGTTCTCTGATCCGGCACTAGAGAAGCTTATCATTAACTATAAAAAGGAAACGTTCTGGCAATTCCATCAAAAGGTATGTAAAGATTTCGGGGAGTTTGAAGGGTTCGCGATCCGGGTGATGTACGACGCAATGGGTAATATTACCGAGCTTTTTAACCTGCCATTTGAAAACATCAGACTAGGGAAACCAGACAGCAAGGGATACATTTCAAAGATATTATACAATCCTTATTTTGGCACGGCAGATTTCAAGACGTTAAAAGATGAGGATACCAAATATTACGACTGTTTCAATCCGGACGTAGTCAAAGCACAGATATTAGAGCAGGGCGAAAAGTACAAAGGCCAGGTTCTTTTTGTTGGATCCACCAATGCTTTATCCCGGTTTTATCCAATGCCGGAAGCCTATGCAGCTTTTAAGTGGTTTAAAATAGAATCAGGGGTATCAGATTATCACGAAGACAATATAAATAATGGGTTCCTTCAGCCGTTCATGCTGGCTGTAATAGGAAATCCCAATTCCCCAGTAAACAATCCGGAAGGCGATAGCACCGAAAAAACACAGACACTTGGGGAGGCATGGTCCGAAACCATTGCAAATAATTTCATGGGGACTAAAAGGATTGGTGACCTTTGGCTTCAGTTCTTTGATAACAAAGACGAGGTTCCCATTACCATCCCCATGCCATCAAATAACAACGGGGATCTATTCGTAACCATCGACAACCAAGCCACAAAGAAGATTACGATCGCTTTTAAAGTACCTGCAATTCTGGCGAACATCAACGAAGGGGTTTCTTTAGGCGGGGATGGGAATACCGTGCGGGTGGCGGTAAAGCTCATGCAGCAGCGAAGCATCAAGAAACAGCGGATTTTAACGGATACTTACCAGACGATACTCAGGAATTTCTCACAGCCATATGTAGAAGAAATTACCATTGCGCCGTACAACCCTTACCCAGAACTTGAAATCCTGGATGATAAGATTTGGAACGAAATGAGCGCCGAAGATAGGAGGCTGTGGATTGAAAAAGAGACTCAGATCAAATTAGGACCGGAAGAACTTCCAGAAGCGCCAGCGCCGACACAAGCCAGATTAAGTAATGCGGTGCCAGTGCCGTTCCCTGACAACATCCGGAACAATATCAAAAAAGCTTTAGACTATCAGGAAAAAATGGGCCTTAGGTGTGGCGGTAAGGGTGGCCGGGAAGTAGCAGAAGCGATTGTAAACAACCAAAATTTAGGTTTAAAAAACTTAAAAAGGATTTACTCATACCTTAAAAAACGCCCTCAGTTTGCAAATTCCCCCTATTCTGACGGGTGCCAGGTGCTAGAGTATAACGCATGGGGAGGTCGAGACATGGAATTGTTTTTAGAGTCGAAACTTAAAGAGCTGGACGCATGGCTAAACTAGATAAACTCATAACATACGCTTATCTGAAGGAGCAATGTGACTTACCTCAGAGTTTACCGGACGAAGAACTGGAAAGCAAGATTTACCGTGCCCAGGAAACGCTAAGGATGCTCATGGGTGACGCATTTTATCAGGATTTTCAGACAAATTTCCAAGCAAGTACACTTTCAGCCATTTATACGTCGATTTTTCCGTACATAAAACAGTATTTAGCCTGGCAGACGCACGAATATTGGATACA